ACCAGTTATAAATGCAATAATTAATTTTAGTACTGGCCCATCATTTTCACAGGCTTTTTTAATTGATTCGGGTGTCTTAGGTACTAACGTATTAGCTGATTCCGCAGATATAATTGTAGATGTATCTAATCAAATTAATAGAATTGAAACTAGTAGAGGCCGTACAGCTCTTAGCGATCAATTTCAAACGGGTTCGCTTACTTTACGTTTAACAGATCAAAATGGCGATTTTAATCCTCAAAATTTATCAGGGCCATACGCAGGATTATTAACACCTATGAAGAAGGTACAGATTACTGCTACCTATAATAATGTTACTTATCCTATATTTTCAGGATTTATTACCAGCTACGTTACAACTTACCCAGACAGCTCTGGTTTTGATGATGTAGCCATAACAACTATACAAGCTGTAGATGCTTTTAGATTAGCCCAGTTAGCACAGATAAGCACTGTTACTGGTGCAACTGCTGGCGATTTATCAGGTACTCGTATAAATCAAATATTAGATGAAATTGATTGGCCAGCATCTCAGCGTAATATTGATGCAGGATTAACTACATTACAGGCAGACCCTGGCACTAACCGCACAGCTTTACAAGCTTTACAAATTGTAACAGAATCCGAGTATGGGGCTATCTATGTAGATGCCGATAATAATTTTGTATTTCAAGATAGAGCTGTAACTGTTGGATCTATTGCTGGCACACCTACACTCTTTGCAGATGATGGCACTGGCATAGATTACTTTGATGCAGCCTGGATATTAAACGATGTGCTTATATTTAATAAGGCCACCATTACTAGAGTGGGCGGTACTGCTCAGGTAGCCACAAACCAAGCCAGCATAGATAAGTACTTTCTGCATAGTTATTTTTTAGATAATCTATTAATGCAGACAGATGCTGTAGCCCTAGATTATGCGAGGGCTTATGTGGCCAGTAGAGCTGAAACCTCTATCCGATGCGATGCTATAGTCCTAGACCTATACACCCCTAACTACGATACAGGCGTGGTAGCAGCTTTAGACCTAGATTTCTTTGATCCGATCACGGTACTTACTACCCAGCCTGGTGGATCTACCTTAGAGAAAACTTTACAGATATTTGGTGTCCGTATGAATATAACACCAAATAGTTGGAAAACAACCTTCACAACACTAGAACCTGTCATAGATGGGTTTATAATAGGCAACGTGAATTATGGCGTTTTAGACCAAAACGTCTTATCTTATTAAGGAGTAAATTATGCCAACTTTTCCAGGCAATACTGGTGATGTAGTAACTTCCGCTATGTGGAATGGCCTACCAGCCTTTACAGTACAGACTGCTAAAACAGCAAATTATACAATAGCAAGTGGTGATGAGTACCAACAGTTAATACCTATGAACAAATCTTCAGCTGGTGAATTTTTAATACCAACAGATGCTACATACAACTTTCCAATAGGCACTGTTGTTACTGTATTAAATCAAACTGCAAACTTAGTAACGATTAAAGCGGTTACCTCTGGTACTACTACAGTATTAAGCGCTGGCGGTACAGCTGCACAGCCAACCCTTGCACAATATAAGTCTGCGGCATGTATCAAAACAGCTGCAAATACTTGGTATATCGTAGGGGCTATTGCTTAAATGTTAAATATAATTGCCGCTCAACTTACTCAAATTGGAGCTTTACCACCTTTATCAGTTGATTATTTAGTTGTTGCAGGTGGTGGTGGTGGTGGTGGATCTCAGGCATCATCATTTACTGGTACTGGCGGTGGCGGTGCTGGTGGATTACGTTGCACTGTAACTGCTACTGGTGGCGGTGGAAGTTTAGAAACTGCACTATCTTTAACATCGGCAACTAACTACACAGTTACTATAGGTGCAGGCGGTAATGGTGGTAACGGAAACGTAAAAGGAACTAATGGTTCTAACTCAGTATTTTCAACAATTACTTCTACTGGTGGTGGTGCTGCTGGCGGTTTTGCGGGCGGTACAACTGGTGAAAATGGCGGCTCTGGCGGTGGCTCTTCTGATACAGCCGCAGCCGGTACTGGAACTGCAAATCAAGGCTATGGCGGTGGCATTGGTGCAGGTACAGGATCAGGTGGCGGTGGCGGTGGCGGTGGTGCAAATGTCGCTGGTACAAATGGCACTTCTACTAATGGTGGTACTGGCGGTAATGGTGTAGCAACCTCTATTTCAAGTTCATCTGTTACATACGGCGGTGGTGGCGGTGGTGGTGTTAATGGACAACCAGGATCAGTTATTGGTACTGGCGGTACTGGTGGCGGTGGTAATGGTGGCTTACAATCAAATGGTGTTGCAGGTACAGTAAATACTGGTGGCGGTGGTGGTGGAGCAGGAACAAATACAACACCATCAAGAACTGGCGGTACTGGTGGATCAGGTGTTGTAATTTTGAAATATCCAGGTGGTTACACAATTTCAAATCCTGGTGGTGGATTAACATTATCAACTATTACTAGTGGTTCAGATAAAGTTACTACAGTTACAGCTGGTACTGGAAATGTGAGTTGGGCATAATGGCACATTACGCATTCTTAGATAACAATAATATCGTTACCGAAGTTATAGTAGGTATTGATGAAACTGAATTAATAAATGATTTAGATCCTGAAACTTGGTATGGAAACTTTAGAGGTCAAACCTGTAAGAGAACTTCATATAATAATCGCATAAGAAAACAATATGCAGGTATTGGCTATAAATATGATGTAGATGCAGATGTATTTATTACGCCACAGCCATATCCATCTTGGTCATTAGATGATAATTTTGATTGGCAAGCGCCAACAGAAAAACCCGAAGGTAATTGGTTTTGGGATGAAGAGATAGGAAACTGGGTTGAACGCTTGGCTTTGTAAAGCTGGCGAACAGCTTAGAGATCAAATTGATACCTGGTATCCAGATCGCCGCTCTACCAGTGATGGGTGGATTGGTGATGCTCGTCATTCCGCCAGTAAATCGGATCATAATCCAGACGAACGGAGCGGATTCGTTGTCAGAGCCATTGATGTTGATTCTCGCCTGGATTCATCCGAAGGGATCTCAATATATCTGGCTGACCAGATCAGAAAATGTGCGAAAACCGATAAGCGTATATCTTACGTAATTCATAATGGCAAAATAGCAAGCAGAATACTTAACTATAAATGGCGCACCTATAGAGGTTTTAATAAGCATATAAAGCACATCCATATCAGCTTTACAAAGTTAGGCGACAAAGACGGCAGAGAGTTCGATATACCACTACTAGGGGGCAAAATATGAAAATATCAGAAAAACAAAAGGCAGTACTTAAATCCTATTTTAGAGGGGTTTTAGTATCTTTCTTAACTTTCTTAGCAAGTAATGAACTTGGATTAGATCCAGTCGTATCAGTGGTAGTAGCAGCACTTGCAGGACCAGCAGCTAGGGCTTTAGATAAATCCGATACAGCTTATGGCATCGGTGCAGATGAAGCATGAGTCCAGAACAATGGGCTGGCTTTTTAGCTGGCGGTTGCGCAGTGCTAACAAGCGTGCTGCTCGGATTACGTTTTTTAGTTAAAGGCTGGTTAAACGAACTAAGACCTAATGGTGGATCTAGTATGAAAGATCAATTAACTAGGTTAGAACAGCGTGTTGATGATCTATTCCTTATCATGAATAAGCGACAATAGCAATATGGCAACCGCACGCAAGCGTAAGAAAGTTAATAAGCGCAAGGGTAAATATACTCATGAGCAGATTAATACCAAGTTGGATACCTATGCTATTTCGTTGCGTGAATTTTATTTAAGCCTAAGACGTGCAGGATTTCCAGTAGATCAAGCTCTCGGGATGTGCGATAAAAACGTATTCCCAGACTGGCTAACACCATCTAGTCCAGACTTTGATCCAGTTAATCCAGACCATGACCCCTACGAAGACGAGGACTAATTGCGCAAAATTGCGTTCGTGTCAGATCTGCAAGTTCCTTTTTTTAATGAAGCAAGTGTTAAATCAGTAGGCCGTTTTTTAAGTAAGTGGCGGCCTCATAGAACTATCTGTATCGGTGATGAAATTGATTTACCACAGCTAGGTGGTTTTAATGCTGGCACTATTGATGAGATGGTTGGCAACATAAATGACGATAGAAAACAAACACAAGAAGTATTAAGTTACTTAGGGGTAACAGATGTACTTGGGAGTAATCATGGAATCAGACTCTACCGATCAATTAAAAAAAGACTCCCATCATTTCTCAACTTACCCGAAATGCAGTATGAGCGTTTTATGGGATATGACAAGCTCCAGATTAAATTCCACCCCTATGGGCTCGATTGGGCACCAGGCTGGACAGCCGTTCATGGTGACTCTTTCCCTCTTAGCCAAGTACCTGGGCAAACAGCCTTAAATGGGGCTAGAAGGCTTGGTAAGAGCGTGGTGTGTGGGCATACCCATAGATTAGGCCAGTCGGCCTTTACAGAGGCATCTAGAGGCCAATTAGGGCGTACTGTATGGGGTATTGAGGTTGGCAATTTAGTAGATTTAAGCAGTTCAGGCATGGCGTATACAAGGGGCTATGCAAACTGGCAGCAAGGCTTTGCGGTGGCCTATGTGCACGAGCGTAAAGTCCAGGTAATTACAGTACCTATAAATTCAGATGGCAGCTTTATATTTGAGGGCAAACTATACAAATAACGTTATCAAATCGTTATCAAATATAGCCGCTAAATCATCCACAAAGTCGTACACAGGTGCCACACTATTTCCATGCCACAAAGCGTGAGCATAGAAAGTAGGGCTACATGTACACAGAGTTAAAAGACTTTGGGTATTTAATGATGTGGGGCGTAGTGATTATGTCTGCATTAACCTGGGTTGCATATTTGATTTATAGCTGGATACACGATAGGGGCTACCAAGCGGGTTACTGGAGTGGTAGATCAGCTGGTTGGAAAGCCTCAATAGATCATAATCGCAAAATTGAAAAAATGAGATCTAGAGCTGTATTTGATTATGACAAACACTGAGAAACTATTTAGCCATGTTACAGACACTATCCACGAAAGAGGTGCGAAGTACGGCCATCCGTATCCACAGCATAAAAGGATCGGTGAATTGTGGAGTGCCTACCTTGGCTATCCAATTACAGCTAACCAAGTCGCTATGTGTATGGCGATGGTCAAAATCAGCCGAAGCGTGGAAAGTCCACAGTACCAAGACAACTACGCAGATGCGCTGGGTTATATTGCAATATCCAAAACATGCCACGATGCATTAACGGATGAAGGATTGGACTGGGTGGACTAATGGCATTTAACTTAGATGATTATGAAACAGTTGAAGAACGATTAGAAAAATGGTGGAAAGATAATGAAGATGGATCTATTCAAACAGAACTTATTAATCGCCCAAATTCTAATCCAGATGAATTTGTGTTTGTGGCTCGCTTATACAGAACTACGGCTGATGCGATTCCAGTTGCGACTGGTTGGGCATCGGAGATCCGCACTACTTCGAGTTTCAATAAGTTTGCTTGTGAGCTTGCAGAAAGCAGCGCAATTGGTAGGGCTTTGGCAAATTACATCTATTCGAAAAAAGGTGCAAGACCTAGC